AGCTTGTCACCGGCTTGACGCTTGACCAGTTCAATAGCCAGTGTCTTTAGCCCTTTGGTCACAACTTGTTGACCATCTTCGTCCAGCACAGGGTTGCCATCTTCGTCAACCTCATTTACATCATCGATTGACTTAGCCACACCGGCTGACCAATAGAATCGCCCATCGAAGCTGGCTGGATCGTCTTCCCAGACCAAACCAACTGCGGCTTTTTCTGCGTCTGACCAAACCATCCAGTTGGATGGGTGCTGTATTCCGTCATTGTCTGTCCACGCTTTGCCAGCGCGGATAATACGACCTGAGTATTTATATGCCATTGGTATCTCCTATCTGGCGTTAGCGTATTTGAATGGGTTTTCGGCAAATGCGAGGAATATGTAGGTGCTTCCGGAAGCATTTTGTGAAGTTGCTGTGTTTCTAACCTTAAAACCATTTGATGTAAAATCCACATAATCAGTCGCAGCAGGTTCAGCATCGTCCAAGTTTGCGTAAAGCCTCTTATCTACAATATTATAAGTATTTCTTACTGCATCCATAACATCCCAGTTGCTAGTGCCGCCAACAGCACGTTTTACCATAACCCAAGCTGGCCTAAACCCGGTGAAAATAAACGGCCCATCTGCGCTGCCGTTGCCGGTGTAGGAACCCGCTTTGCTGAATCCTTCAACGCTGTGGAAGCAGTAGGCTATAAAATCTTCGCTTGGTCTGTTTGAAAACACAGAAGTTCCGACAGAAAACACTGACGATGTTGGTGCGATATCGTTCCACGGCAACGCGCTATCATCGGTAGCATCTGTCAGGTTAAGCAGCAAATAATCTGTTTCTGGTGCTGATGTATTGTATGCGTGATACACACCCCAGTTTCTAGCTACATCACGGTTTTTCACGATAATCATTTCTGGTGCGCTAGACAGACCGTGACCTATAGTGCCAGCAGAACTTGTGCCAGTATAACTCACAATACTAAACCCTGCGTCAGTATTCGCGGAAACCTGTGACGTAATGCTACCTGCGGTATTGCTGACCGCTGTGCCACCGGCTTTCCAGTTCCACGCAACGTAGGTATCGCCGCTTTGATTAAATGCAGATGTGTTCCCGTCAACAGTAAATCCATCCGCATCTCTTGGTGATGTAACTTGTGCGCTATTGTCTATTTCAGAACCAGTAGTGTCTGACTGCAACGCAAGACTGCCGCCCCGAACCGAATCAATCAAACGATGCGTACCGGCTGGGTCGCTGCGAGACTTAATCCAGAGTAAATCGTTTTGGAAGCCAACTCCGGTCACTGCGTTTGAAGAACCTGTGCCATTATACAACACCGTATTGAAATGCTCAGACCCATCCACAATCGTAGGGGTTGGAAGGTTTGCGGTACAAAGCGCAAGGTAGCCTGACGGTGGCGCATAGGCAAAGTCACCTATGCCGTTGTCGTCTTGGTTGCCGCCAGCAACGCGGTTGCCAGAGAAGGTGCTGTCTTGACCGAAGTTGGCTATAAATTTTGGAATTGTGGCTGTGTAATACAAAAAGAACGCAGGAGAATAAGTTGAACCTACTGTTGTTGACAGCGGATTATTTGTTCCAGCAGAAGGGTCTCCAGAATTTACCCAACTCCCATTGTGGGCGAACCATAGTTTTCCATTATCAAAATCTACAGCTACACTAATTACATCCCCTGTTGCAAAAGATGGATATGTTCCATCAGATGCCACAATAGAACCATCGTTCCTAGTACCACCAAAGTCCCAATAACCTTTTGTTAAATAACTACTAGAGGCTGGCATTTCCTCCAAACCAATAGCGGTATTGTTGTTTGTAATAACTCTGTGTTCAACGTATATTTCCCAATACCATTTTCCAGTGCTTTGCGCCATTGTTGCATAAGCTAAATTGTAAGTGCTTGTGGGAACCGCCCTTAAATTACCTTCCGAATAGACATTACCAGACCTATAGGCATTTAAAGGATTAAGCACAGCAAAGTTATTCGCCGGACTGTCAATCAGACTGTCACGATAGTCTAGGTTGTTAGGTGTCCAGTGGTTGCCCTGACCAGACACGTCTTTCCAGAAGGCTGCTTCGCGTGTGTCGGCAAAGGCCATATAGATGTATGTATAGCCATTTGCATTTGTTGCTGAGTTTGATGAAATTGGCTGAAACCCTGTTGCACTAAAATTTAATTGGTTATACGCTGTGCTTTCTGCGTCAGTAGCATTTGGATATAATCCTGCATCTCTTGGGTTTACTGGGTTTCTAGTGTTGTCGTGTATTTCCCATCGGTCAAGATGAGTTCCTTTAATCAAAACAAAAGCAGGGGCAAATCCTGTCGTCACTGTCGGCCCTGATGTAGACCCATTGCCAGTGTATGACCCGATGGACGAATAGCCAGCCACCGAATGGAAACAGTAGGCTATGTAGGTAGCTGTGTTCTGGTTTGTTGACGCTGCTGTTCCAACAGTAAACACAGATGCCGTTGGCGCGGTATTGTTCCAAACGTTTGCAGCAGCAGCAGATGCCGCCGTGGTGTTAAGAAGCAACTCGTTCCCAGCCCCAGTTGTGGCTGTGTAAACACTCCACGCTGAAGGCGCAAACGAACGTGCCTTAACAATTATTATTTCAGGCGCACTAGACAGGCCGTGTCCGACAGTAGCGTTAGCACCTGTGCCAGTATAACTAGCTATGCTAAATCCATAGCTAGGATTTGCCTTGACCGTACTGGTGATTGACCCATCAGTATTGCTGACAGGCGAACCGCTGCCAGCATCCCAGCACCAAGCTACAAATGCGTCATTATTGTAATTTACCTGATTTCTAGCACCAAGACTAAACCCATCGCTATTAAATGCAGTTACTGCGTCACCATACCCTGTGCCAGCTTCACTGTAGGTTTCGTTGGTTATAAGTGCAGTGTTGGTGCCTACGCCTCTTACTGAATCTTGAACAACATTATGTCCTGTGTAGCTTGATGCGCCTTCATCTCTTGACTTTATCCAAACTAAATCCGGCGCAAAACCCAACCCGCTGATGCTTTGGTCTGACCCTGTGCCACGATAGGTAACAGTATTGAAACCCTCGCTGACCACATCATCTTGGAAGGTCAGGTGGAAACCGTTTGTACCGTATGAACCAGAGTAGTCTCTCTTTTTCCAGTAGCCGTTGGTGAACTGACCAAAGCTGGTGGCGTCTAGGGCTTGTCCGTCAATGAAATAAACGTCGGACAATAATGCGCTTAGATATTGTGTTGAACCAGCGGCAGGCAACCGGCCTAGATAATGCGTGACCGCTGTGTTTATTTCCTGTCCAGATGTTGTGTATACCTCGTGGGTAAAACTTGTGCGCCTTTCCCCGTTTACATATATGCGCTGCCTGTCGCTAGATGTTGCATTGCCGCCATCCATAACACAGACGAAATGGTAAAATGCACTTGGGTCACGGTGCAAGGCAGTAGTACGCAAGTTGAAATCGTAGCTTGACCCATTCCAAGCACCAAACTGAATTTGCCCATCACTACGCAATTTGATGAATGTTTGAGAAGCCCCATTCTCTGCCGACATAATTGTTTGTTCACGCAGGTCAAAGCCTTTAATCCAAAAGGAAACTGTATATGTCGTGGTGTTGCCAGCAGCAGCCGGTGTCCAGCTTAAATATTGGCTTTCGTCATCGTTGAACTTGAGGGACTGTTGACCCCCAGCAGCAGCAGCAGCAGTCGAGCCGCTGGAAAACAGCATAGGGGTTGATCCAAAGGGTCCTGACATGAGTTATCCTCGATTAAGCAAAGGCAAGCAAAGGCAAGCCAAGAAGAATACTTCCGGTAGCAGATACGATGTACGGTATCACATCCGTACCACTAGCCGACAGAGTGATGCCTGCAGCACCGGCAGTCTTGTAGTCGCTTCCCAGTGACACGGTATATCCACCTGTCTGAGTAATTACAATGAACCCTGTCTGCCCTACTTTTTCTGTAGTTGGGTTGGCTAGGGTTATATTTCCTGTGAGAGTCAGTACAAAGTTCTGATAGGTATCGAAGTCGAGAGTGGTTGAACCTGTGATGCTACCTGCAGTCTGTGTGTCTGCAACAACCGAACCGCTGATGTCGATGCCGTAGGAGGTGGTGGCGAGTTTGGTTGAGCCACCATAAAACAAAGATACAGCAGCACCTTGATATGCCGTAATCATATTTGCAGGTGTTTGAGAGTTTAATATAAAGTCCTGCGCTACAATTTTAAGGTTGCCTGTGCCTGTTTCATCAATAATGCTATTGCTACCATCGTGATAAATCTGCAAGTCAGACCCAGTACCGAAAGTGGCTTTGTCGTTGTCTGCGAAGTTAATATCGTTGCCGTTTGAAGCTAAGTTTCCACCTAACTGTGGCGTAGTGTCGTCGACAAGATCGACCATCCCAGACGAAGTAACGTATCCGCTGTCATTGTTAAAGCCGGAAATGTTGATATTTCCTTTGGTCAGCTTCTTCTGGTTTCCGCCTGCATCGACTACCGCAAAGAAGTCACCATCGCCATCCGAAACCGACGTGGTGAGTTCGTTCAAGTCGAGAGATAGGGTGTGTGAAGTTCCTTCACCGGTTGTAGCCCCGGTAGAAGCAAGACCTGTACCTGCAGTGATGTCTTGTACGTAATCGTTGGTTGTGTCCGTACCCAAAGCAACTGAGTTAGGCTGAATTGTAGCTGTGCCTGTTACGTTGCCTGAACCGTCGAAAGAGGCAGATGTCCATACCACATCGCCAGTCATTCCGATTGTACGTCCTGTTGCAAGGGTAGTAGCCGTATCGGCATTACCAGTTACGTTACCAGTTACGTTGCCTGTGACATTACCAGTAACATTGCCAGTTACGTTGCCCGTAAGAGCGGCTGTGACTGTCCCTGCAGAAAAGTTTCCGCTTGCGTCACGGAACACTGTAGTGCTGGGTGTGTTTGCGTCGGTTGCATTCGACGAAACCGTAAATATACCAGCTTCCGCATTTACAGATCCGCTAATACCGTTACCTGAAGTCGCGCCTTGTTCGACATACGAACCCGTCGTTTTCGTCCCTAACTCAACAGCATTTGCTGCAACTTGTGTAGCCGTAACAGAGTTAGCCGCCAAACCACTCGATGTGATAGGCGGTCCTTCTCCTGATGTTCCGTCGTGTGAGTGACCCGTCGAGCCGTTAAACGCAGCTACAATTGCGTCGAACTCGCCATCCAAATCTGCAGCGTTGATAACGTTACCGTCTGCAATATTGTTTGGGGTATCGTTACGAGTGTATCCTGTACCCATTTGTTATCTCCTCCCGTAGAGTCCATATTGTATGGTTGTGGAATCTATGGTAAATGTAGAATCGGTTGTTTGACCTAGTGTTTCATATAGGATTGATACGGTAAATCCTGAACCCGTTACTGGCTCATCATAAATGTATCTGGCTTTGTTGCCGTACGTCGATGTGCCATATACGCCTGCACCGTAGACAACTGAACTCGCACTTGCGTTGTTCAAAGTCACTGGTAAAGGTTGCACCGAACCGGTTTGGTCAAAATCATATTTGATTGACATCTGAAGTTCAAATGCACCATCCGCATCGATGTAACTGGTGTTGCGAAATACCGTCTTTCTCAAGTTAGGGTCTTGAAGTGGGACGTACGGGGTAGCAAACGTAGCTGTGATGTTTACCCCGTCAAAGGTATTTCCCTGTTCCATTCTGTACAGATAGTCTGTTTCGTTTCCGAAGTATATAAATTCTGTGTTTCCTACGTACTCACTAAAAGACGTGTACGCTTTAATTCCGCGAATATCGTTCCAAGAGATACCCTCTTGTAGTTGTGTTCCGGCAATTGCCTTAGATCCAGAAGTTTGATAACTTGCGTTGTATCCAAAAATACGGTACTGACTTTTCTCTCTGATAACTACGCTACTAAAAGAAGAACTACTAGATACCAAGTCTAACATCTCTGTCTGGATAGGCTTGGATATTACTCCTAGTGCAAAGTCACCTGTACGATCTGTAGCAGAGAATGTTCTCAAGCCATCCGGCCCCAAAAACAAAAGGTCTCCACCAATCTCTTGAATTGTATCTTCCGCTATACAACCCAAGTCACGTGATACAGGCTGAAGGGCAAAGTCTGCTACGCTGTTACCAACCAGTCGGTTTATCTTGTTTTCGCTAAAAATGATAAGCTGTTCACGAAATACTATTAAACCGGTTATGTTATCGGCTATGTTTATTATACCACCGCCAGATGCAGTTGTAAAGTCTGTATCGCTATATGGCGCAGAAAAAATAAGACTTTTGCCTTTTCCAAGAAAGATGTGATTCTTGAAATTGACTATGTGTGTACATCCTAGTGTATCGTTAGGTAATCCTGTTTCTTCTTGAAAGGTGCTATTGTCGAACGTAAACGGCTTGTTTCCCGTGTCACCATCGACAAGCATAAACTTTTCGGTGCCACTGAAGTCGTATTTTAAAAAACGAACTTTGCTAGAGCCAGAGCCTATGTTAATGCCTGCACTACTAAATGCAGCATTGTTGGTGATTTGCGTCCAACCGGTGCCTGCAGACCTAAACAAGTCTGCGCCTCGTGCTACGTAAACGTTACCACGATAGCGAAGAATACCACGCATAACACCAGAGTTGGGCACGGGATCTGTGTCGTGTTTTTCAAACCCCTCGATACGGCGATAGCCACCAAAAACCGACGGCTCAAAGTTTCGTAATATTCGTGCACTTCCGGGAGCGGTGATACCGTGCTGCAGTTGAGACAGATTGGTTATGAGACCGCCTTTGAGTTCGAATATGTTGGTATTCCAACGATCTGGCATCTAAACCGCCCTTGCGTAAACGTTCTCATTTACATTCTGTGTACGCATACGTTTCATCCCCGATTCAAACTTCTGAAACGACACACGTGCAGATTCTATGTTGTCGCGGAACATGTATGCGTAGTACATGGCTCCGTCTACAATCACATGTCGGTAGCGGAAAGGTATGGTAGGTACGTCGGTATCGTTTGTTAAATCTGCAGGATACATGTAATACTCGTACTTTACAGAATAAGCTGCGTCTGGGATTGGTACAAAGATGATGTCGGTATCCTGTGCGCGAACGACATACTCTGGTGCACTACCCTGTGATGCTGCCTTGTATTCGTCGTCAATGTATTTAGAAACGTATTCATCGTAAGAAAGCTGAGTTAATCTACGTGCATTTTCAACGAGTGGTGTTGTACTACGCTCCAGACGAACCGTATCAAAGTCCACATATTTTGCGTTGCTTGGTAGAGGATAGCGCATCTGACCTGCTGTCAAAGTTATCGTATCATAGTTATGATTGAAGGGCCATGCAAAGTGGGACTGGTTGATATCACGAATTGCAGCGTTTACAGAATCCTTTAACTGGGAGTAGACGCCTGTAGCAGTAGCAAAGTTGGCAGCAGTCAGTTCTGTCTCGTTCAACCGACGGGCAATATCGTTTGTTAGTCCTAAGAAATCGTATGCCATCTAGTTTTTCTCCACGACACGAATTCGTGCTTCCTGTTCGAACACAGTCGAGATGCTGGTAGTCATCCGGCAGATGATATTGTATTCCTGAAAGTTAGTTCCCAAACCCAAGTACAAAGTAGCTACAGTATTAGTGTTTGTGCTGGTAACGTACTGCAAACCATTTACAACGTCGCCTTGATTAAAAGTAATCCACCCGCTAGTTGCATCGTAGATCTTCCAAGTAACACTACTGATTGTGTGTTCTTCCAAAATATTTGTCCAGTCGATAGAGTAATCAACCTGATCGTTTGGGTCTTTGTCTTGCCACTTGATAGACATTGTTATGCAACCCTTCTTGCCTGTGACGGGGTTAGTATGAATGTTCGAACTTTACTATAACCAAGTATAGGAATAACTGTATTCACGCCCGTGTACGTTCCTGATCCGATAGATCCTGTCATACCTACGGATGTAACGCGGTGGGTGTTTGAGAAGGTAAGGTTACCAACAAACCCTGTAGCACTAACACTAAGAAGACCCTCATCTGGATTTTCAAATACTGTGTTAACAATGCCTGTTGCAGATACACCAACAAGCGTAGTTCCCGGATTAGAACGTACATTTCCTGCGCTTCCTGTTGCTTGTACACCATCTATAGTTTTTGTTGCGGCAGGCCCTTTACCTAATACAGTACCTAATTCGGCTGTAGCAGATACGCCAACGAGGCGTTCAGACAAATCAATTTCAAAGCCACCTATAGCTACAGTCTGAATTTGACCTGTGCCTTCGACTCCACCTAGCACTTGTGTAGGCGACGTGATACCGTAAGATGCAGCACCGTATTGTCCGGTGCCATATAAAGCATCTGCAGTATCAAACGTAGCCATGTTTAGGCTATCCGAATAACAGCGTTACTTGCATCGGCTGCAGGGAATTCGATAGTCAAATCACCAGCAGTAGCAGAAACAGTTCCACCAAAATCAATCACAGCAATAGCTGCATTAGATGCGGCGGTGTTGTATATAATACAACCATCTGCAGACAGGGTTACATTACTAAATACTTCATCTGTAAAGTCAACAATTGCAGTTGTACCATCTACTGAGATCGTTGCACCATCAAGCACCTGACCACCAGTCGTGTAGTTGGTGCCAGTTACTTCGTCAGAGTTACCTGTTACATCTGAATAGTTGGTTGTTGCTGCACCGTAGGTTCCGCTAGGGGAAGCCTTGATGAGTGCGATTTTAAGTGAATCTGTGTCTAGATCGTGTGTACCGCCCAAGAGTTCAGACTTGAACGACGTGCACATCGCGGTTGTGATTGCCATTGGGTTACTCCTTTAGGGCAGTTTACAAGGAAGTTTCAAAGAACTCCTCAAGAGATATTGAAATATTTACGGAACTATTTGCGCTTGCAAGGCCCCGCAGTTTGTCGCCACCGATCAGATACAAAGGATAGTCTGTAATCTGCAGTAGCGAGTTTGCTGGCAGTTCAACTGTTTCAGCAAGAGTGTGATAAGTTGTGGTCGATGCTTCGTACCAATCTAAGCTAAACGTAACCGACGAGCCAGAAGCATTGTTAACATAGATGCTGTTGATGTCGGTTGTAAACCGTGTCGGAACCGTATAAATGTCTTGGTTGCCTGTAGTGAGTTCCAGAGCAAGGGTGCGTTTTTTACGTTCTGCCATCCCTACACTCCGTTAGTCAAATCATAAAAAATAAGGGAGCCGATAGCTGAACCTGCGGGTGTACCTGTTATAGCAGTACGAATACCTACCGTCATAATATCGCTTGTGCCACCTATTGTTCTACCAAGCTGCAAACTAAACTTGTAACCTGTTGGTGCGTCAACGCCACTACCAGCCTGTACAGTATTCGTAATATAGTCTAGTTGTACAACTTCACCACCTGTCATTGCGGTAGCACTTACATCATAATCCACATTGGTAAATGTGCTGGTATCCCAAGATGGGCTTGTTA